AAATGGGCACTTCCTTCATGCCCATTTCTTTGGCGGCTATCAGTCTGCCGTGCCCCTCTATGATTTCGTTGTTTTTCCATATCGCAATCGGGTCATTAAAACCAAATTCTTCTATACTACACTTGATTTGTTCGATTTGTTCTGCCGTATGCACTTTGGCATTGTTCGCATACGGTATTAAATCGTCGATGCTTACATACTCAACTTTTAATTCCATAATTCCTCCTTTCAATACTCCCTTGTCATTTTCCACCTTGCTCGCTCTTTGTAGTACTCAATGATTTCTTTAACTGTAACCAATTTTCGTGGTTGTCGCCATTGTTTTTCGCTCTTAATATATATCTCCTGCACTCTGCATTGACTAACATCTACCGCCTTGTCGCCGTTCTGTACGAACTTGTCATGCGTGATGTATAGCCCTACTGCGTCCCACTTGTGGCTGTCCAACACCCGTGTAAGCAAGTTTCTTTGCCCGCCCGTAAACGTGCCCTTGATATTCTTTATCTCGCCTATAATAAGAGTATTATCTTTGCACAGATAAAACATGTCGATGTCGCTTGGGTGGTCTCCGCCGTCGTACATCGAAGAAAAATCCATATGCAGTTCGTGATAGTCCCAGTTCTTAATCATTGTTTTAAGCCGTTTTTTCTCGTTGGTAATATAATTTATCCTTTGTGCTGTAAAACCCCGTCAAAACGGCGATTTTAGCCTTTTAGTATGTCGTTTACCAACTTCTGTATAGTGGAATAATTGTATCCAGCACTTTCAAGACGTTTTTTTCTGTCTGTGCCATTACCCCATTTCCCTGCTATGACTTCTTTGGCTATTTCTTTGTTTGACTTTTTCCCTGTTCCTTTTTTCGTGTCTGTTTTAGTTTCCGTTTTTTTTGGCGTCTTTCTATAACCAATATCCTCAAGTAATTTGTTCCATCGTTCGTTATTTGTTCCTGTAAGTCTGGACGGACACGACTTGCCGTTGACATCCCAGTGGCGGCAGAGAATTTTGGCGTTTGGGCAGTATTTTTGTATATATTTGATTAATTTCTTTAAGGCTTTTCTCATTGCTGGTGACGGGTCTTTTGTTGCACAGTCACACATTTCGATTGATACTGAATTATAGTTTGTGCACTTGAGATAGTATTTTCCTGCTCCGTTTGCCTTGGTGAAATATCCGCCTACGCTCCATGCCGTTCTGTTCATAGGGATTGACTTATATATGTTACCTTGCTGGTCAACGAAAAAATGTGCTCCAGCCTGTCTGGTGTTTCCTGTCTGGAAATACCTACAGTTCCCGTATGCTGTATCTCCTTTGTTGCCTGTGTAATGAATAACGATGTAATCTATCGATTTCCTGTTTCTTTTTCTTGTGTAATCGTAACTAATAGGCTTTGCTTTTATGGTTTTCATTCTTTACTCCTTTCAAAGATAGTTCCTTCCGTATCTTTCCATAAACTCCTGCCTTGTATGTGTCCTCTCATAAGTAGCCTGCGCTAACTGTTTTAATCCCGTATCAAGTTCTTTGTTGAAGTGTACTCCCTCGTCGCTCATGTTATGATGTCTTGTGCAGAGATAAACCCACAGTCCGTCTTGGTCTGCGTACTTCCTGTTCCCTGCTCCGAAAACGTGGTGTCGGTGTAAATTAATCGTCGTGCCACAGACTATACAATGCCTTTCTCTATTGATTGTTGAATCCATTATACCACTTTTTCTCCCGCTCCGCAGTACCAATCTTTTTTAGTTTTTGTTCCGATGCGTAGGCATTTGCCCTCTTTCCAGTATATGCACTCACCGCACCTTACAACTCTTTTCTCTTTTGTATCGTTTTTATTGCCCATATTGTTAACACTCCTATAGCGTTCAGCCCCAACGCTAACGCTCCTACTATCGCTAATACTGTAATCATTCAAATAACTCCTTAACTTTGTTCTCGATGTCCAATATCCCGATAGCCCTGCGTTCAACGAACGCGTCTCGGAATGCCCCGATAAGTTCGTCTTCTGTAAACTCCCGTACCTTTGGCATCGGCTCCCATAGGTTTAGGTAGTTATTTCGGCATCTTTTACAAGGCTCTTCTTCCGTCATTTTGTCGATATGCTTGCAATCAATACAACCGTTTTCTCTATTTGTCATCTTGTTCTCCTTTCTCCGAAACTGCAATAGTCATCAACTTCAATGTTGAACTCTGAATATCCGCAAGTACCGCCCTCGTTATGTTTGCACTCCTTGCAACTTACTACTGACTCTGCTTTTAGTGCTTCTATTGCCATGCCGAGTGCTTTATATTTTGTCGAATAAGGTGGTACTCCGTGGTCTTTCATCTGCTTTCTCCACTCGGCTAATTCTTGCGTTGCTTCTTCTCTTGTCATGGCTCTACCTCGCTTTCTCCGTGATGGCAATAACCATCGTCTTCATACTGTGCATCCATTTCATATGGTACAAGCCTTATGCTGTATCCGTCTTTTGCGATGTAATTCTCAGCAGTTATATCAACAATTAGTTCACCGTCTTCTGCCTCAATTATGATTTCTTCCCATCCTCTTATTTCTTTCATTATTCTATCCTCTCTCCATATATGTTCCTGTTATCCTATCTTTCTTTTGCGTGTCGCCCCGCCGTCTTATGGCACGCTGTGGAAGTTTCCCTTGTTGACCTTCCACGCCCATCGGAGCGTCCTCCGACCATTTCATTCCTCACTTAACGGTAGAGGGTCACCGCTTTACACGTGGTTTCATCCGCCTTGTATACCTACCCACCTCGTATACACTCGCAGGTGTCTTACCCGCCCCCGCCTTTCGGCTCTCCAGTGAAACGTGTATCTGTGCAAGGATTTCCGTCTCGACAGGCTCCCTGCAAGCCCCGCCGTTTTCTGCGTGTCGGCACACGTGCAGTAAACACTCTCGGGTTTCAAAGACCCTCGCTCCGCAAAGAACGCAATGCATTACGCAGTGTTTACCGCCTTCGATCGCACGCTATCCCACCATTGCGTGCATTCCCACTGACTGCATGCCTGTCAGTACACTATATTCCCTATATGCTTAGTTCGTTAAAGAAATCAAGCCAATTTCATTCTTCTTCCACATTCGTATACTCTGCTAATCTCATTCCTCTTGATTTTAGTGCTTCTTCAATCTCGGTTTCTGACTTCTTCCCCATATTCTTTATTTTCCTAAATGTATTTCGACTCATGCCATCGAGTTCACAAAACTGCTTGTATCCTGCCCTCAACAGGACATTTTTCGGTCGTGTAGATAATTCAGATTTTCCTATATCCATGTCATCAACTCCACTTATCCCATCAACTTCTCTGATTACTGACGGGATTTCATACCGATACATACGTTCTTGCTGTCCAAACCATGCAATCGCCGTAAAATCAAAGTCCCGCATCTTATCAGCCGCCATTTCAAAGGATTTCATATACAAATCGTGGCAAGTGTCAGCCGCTTTTTCACACATTTTTATGATGTCTGATTCCTTGATGTATCTGTCGCTCATTTTTTCCCCCTTATCTCGTCAATCGACACAGTGCGTAGTTCTTCTTTCGGTATCTCTCTGCCAAGCCTCTTCCATCTCACGCTTTCCACTATTTCTTCCACGGTTACTTCTTCTTCGTCTGCCTTGTGGCAATTATCACAATCACCTACGCAGTAATCGCCGTCGCACTTTTCTGGGTCGTATGCCCATTTACTACAACTCATAATTCTCCTTCTATATATCTTATAAATTTTTCTTTGGCAGGGGCAGTAGGATTCGAACCTACGCAATAACGGAGTCAAAGTCCGTTGTGTTACCGCTTCACCATGCCCCTTTACTCTTTATATATTCTTTTAACGTTTCCTTTCATGCCTGCAATATAACTAACGTCGCCCATTTGCTTTACGCTTTCATTTAACATTGGTGTGTCGACAATAAACTCTATCACTGCTCCGTTTATGTCTGCTGTATGCTCCACATTGGTGTCACAATCCGCTTTTTGGTCTGCAAGAATACATCTAAACTGTTCTCCTGTTTCCAATTCGATAATATACTTGTCTCCGATGTCAGTTCCGAATGCACTCCCTAACGCTATACAGTATCGGTCTTCATATCTACGCAATCCGTTATCGTCTGTCCATGCTTCTTGTTGTATCTGCCACTGTGGGCTTGTCGTGTCTGTGATACAGCGGTAATCCTCGTAACACTTATAAGAACCGTACCCTATATCCCACTCTGCAAGGCTCAAAATTGCGTTTTGAGACGTGTTTATATCGTTAATGGGTAAATATATATTACAGGCAATCAAAGCCGCTAAAATCTTAAAAATCAAAACGGGATATCCTCATCAACTTCGGTAAAGTTTTCTTGCGGTTTTTCCTCTCTACTACCAATAAACTCCACCCTGTCCGCTGCAACTTCTGTAGTGTAGATTTTTACACCGTCTTTTTCATATGAGCCTGTCTGTATTCTTCCGATAATACCGACCTGCCGTCCTTTCTTAACAAACCGCTCAACATTTTCTGCGGTTTTCCCAAAACATACGATGTTTGGAAAGTCTGTCTGCTTTTCTTTTGTCGGTCTGTCTATTGCGACTGAAAACCTTGCTACTGCCATTCCGTCTGTTGTATATCTGACTTCGGGGTCTCTTGTCAATCGTCCTATAAGATTTACGCTATTCATCTTAAACTCCTTTCTGCTTTATCCAACTTTTCCTGTAATATAGGCACAGCGTCTTTGCTGTCTAATATACGCCACCTTTGTGGATATGGGTATCTTTCATCATATGGGAGCACTTTGCAACCAAGTATCTTGGCTTCGATTGCCACCCTACCGACCGCAAACACTCTGCGGAACTTCGCTAACTCTTTTAAGAACTTCGTTCTTGGTAACCCCTCTAAATATTCAATATCTTTTGGCAACTCTATACCTTTGCGTTTAGCCCGTCGTCCTGCAAATACAATGTCTTTTGTTTTCTCTGTGCGGTACTTTTTTACGTCTTCCACATCTACCGATAACGGCAGATATATCGCTTTGCCAAGGTGTTTCACCTTTTGGCATGTTTCCCTTACTCCACATACCAATATCAAGTCGTCATATTCCGATAACCAATCGTAGTGTTCTGGGTGTAGATTGTTATGGATAAATACTATCGCATGGTCACAACCTACACCTTTTACATTAACTGTAATCCAGTTTCGGTCTGTCTTAATACTTGGTATGATGTATTTACAGATTTCCTTTGAGTAGAAGAATGCTCCGTTCCACTGGTTAAAAAATGCTCTCTCCCACTTTTTTCTATACTCTGGCGTATCGTGATTTATAATCATTTGCTTTTTATGTACGCAAGTGCTTTACCATATATCTCGTGCGTCATATCGTCTATTGCTCCAAACCTTTTTTCTATATCTGCTATTTCTACTCCACGTTCAACGAGCCAATCTCTAAACGTTTTTTTCTGTCTGTCAGTCAATGGTTTATCCTCTTTGTCGTGTGTGTTTGTACTGTCTGCGTCTTTTACATCGTCAATTAAGAATAACCCGTTCAGAGCATATTTTCTTGCGTATGAACTTGACGCCCCTGTAATCTGGCTTGCGTCCATTCCTTTCTTTGTTTCTGACTCTCTTGCGTAGGCTGATACCGATATTTTGTCTTCATTATCTTCCAGCGTCGCTGTTGCTTTGATGTAGTATCTGTCTCCTATTGCTAATAGTTCATCTGATATCGTTAGTACGCAACCTTCCAATAATGGTTTTACCGCCTGCATTATATCCTCGCATGACCTGTAGTTATATCCACCAAATGAGTTATACTGATTTTTTGGTGCTTTTAATTCTTTCTGAATTTTTTCCAATTTCTCTTTAATCATTTTCTTCCCTTTCTGTTAATAATCCTCTACATAACGTGTTCCTTATCTGCTCCATGTTCTCAAGCAGATACTCATCTGGGCATTTTTTTAGCCGTTCAAACCTTTCTTTGTTAATCCACTTCTTGCTCCTTTCTGGTAACTCGTCATACTCTTTATTGTAGTATGCAAAGTTCCTTATTGCAGTAATTGACTTTTGCTCATCTTTTATGCTTTGTATCACGGCTCCAATTTGCGGAAATTGTGAATACTCTCTATGGTCATTTTTCGCATATTCTATGACCGCCTGCTCCGCTATTGTATAATCGTAACTCTTAAGAAGAATATACCACGCATTTACCATGATATCGGCTTCTGCTTTTGATTTGCCATAATACGCTGTCAATAATGATAGTATCTTTATTACTTCCTGCCTATTCATAACTCACCTTATAACATATCCAAGAATGGGTTTTTACTGTTGATTTTCTGATTGAGATAACTTTCAAACTTTGTGCCAAACAATGTAACTGGTCTCAAATAACCCTCCATATCCGTACCTTTCCATTCCTTGGCCTTCTTCTGTATAACCTCTGTAAAATCATCTTCAGTAAAACCCTCATTAAATCTTGCTCTTATTAATTCTTTAGTTTTTCTTGTACTTGCCCTATAATTAGTACCTGCTGTTTCGTTCAATAAGTCTATAATATATTTATAATCTATATTATCATCTGTATTAATATCTGGTATTGGTGTATCAATTTCACAACTTCCATTTTGTTTTTTTACATCTTCCATTTTGTAATTTTGCAAAATGCATGTTGCATTTTTTGTGAGTGTGTACCATGTCGTCCTATCATATGATGATTTATTATAATTGCCAGTCAAAATCAAACCTTGCTCCTCAAGATGTTTAAGCGCGTTGCGTATCTGATATTCAGACGCATACGGGAACAACTCGTGGAACGCTTTCGTGCTGTTGTACGTCCAATAGTGCCCATCGTGAAGATTCTTTTCATTGGCTTTATTCTTCGCCTGCCAGAACTCAAAATGGTTGAGTAATATGGCTTCCAGCACTCCATATCTTTCTGCTATTTCTACGTTAAAGTGATGCTCCATTTTCTGCTCCTATCATTTGTGACAATTCGTCGGGTGTCATAGTCTCAATACCAAGGTTTTTGGCTTCTTCAACGATATAATCTATGAGCCGTGCCATTTGCTTCGTGTCGTATTTGTGCGACCCTGTATAAAGCCTAACTCTTTTACAGCCGTCAAGTTTACTGTCAAATGTATCAACTAACCAACCTACGCCCCGTGATGTCCAGATGTCTGTTAATGCAGGCAGACCCTCTAAAGTGCAAGCCACATCTTGCCAGACTCCAACCTCTCGTATAGCGTGTCTATACACATCTTCTTTCGTGCTATGTATGATTTTTGCTATCTCATCGCATAATACCCACATATATGAGTTAGCATTAAGGCTTCTTTTCCGTGTATATGGCTCTATTTTTGCGTTTAACGGGGTTTTTGGGTCTATATGGTATAAGTTATTAACTTGCTCCAATTCGTCCGTTAGAAACGAGATTTTAGCCTTTCCAAGTAATGGCTTTATCGTTAAATCTGTAATTATCATATCAACTTATACCATGACTCCTCGTTGAATATACTGTCAAACTCTGTGTTCGTCATTCTACATATCTTCTTTATCTTTATTCCGTCTTCCATAAAAAACTTGCTTTTGCCGTTTAATTTGTACGACAGCGCCATCGCACTAATCCCCATTTTATCGGCAAGCCACCTTGCACTCGTGCCTCTTTCTTTGAGATATTGCTTTAGTTTTTGTCCAGTCATTTTTCCTCCTCACCAGCCAAACGTATCGGCTACAAAATCTTTGAAATCATCGAATGTCATATTATACTTGTTTTTCAATTCGTGCAGGTCGTCAGATAAGGCCGACATACAGTCAGAACATTCTTCCTCGCAACCTTCCTGTGCAAACCACTCTCCGCACACCTTACACTTATGCGCTTTTTCAAAGTTCTCGCTTTCGCAATAAGGGCAATAATATCTTTCTTCGTATGCTTCCTCTCCCCAAAATTCGCCCATGTGTTCTTTGCATACTACGACATTTTCTTCGTCAAAAGTTTCTCCGCAATTTCTACAGATATACATTTTAATCTCCTTTCTGTGACTATATATATTATATATTATTTTTTATATTTTGTCAAGTTTACTTTTCTTGTGTAAATAATCCAGCCTATCATTACCACTGCTACAAATGGCTCACTTGCTACTGCATAGTATCCTCGCTCTATCCTACCGCCAAATACTATCAAAGCAATAACGGCTATCGTTAGAACTATCTGCCAAAATGTTTTCATTTCCCCAACATCCTTTCTATTTCGCCTTTGTTTAATACAATCATTTTTCTCTTTCCTTAATAGATATAACTCTCTGCGTGTTCGTCCACGATATCGTAGAAGTTCGGCTCATAGTCTCCTGTCAACTTATCTTCTGCTTCATAGTCTGCTATAATGCCAAGACCTTTTTCTATCGCTTCGTCAACCTCCATGCCTTTGATTTCTTCGATGATATCCCCAGTTTCTCTACATGCTACAAATACTCTGTACGGCACTGGCGCTCCGTCGCAAGTGATAAACACCTGCTCCCACGGGCGTGCTACTGAATGCGTCTCTCTTGCTTTCGATATAGCATCAAACTTGTTATTTGTCGTGTACAATAAATCTTCCTTGTTTATCTTTTTCCATATGACTCTGTACGTTCCTGTGTTGCGATTTACTGTTACAATATCCTTGCCCTCGATAATCTGGTATTCCCATTCTTCTTCGTTTGCCTCATCAACGTCTTTCAAACACGCCACTTCATATTTTGCGCCTTCAAGTGAATCAAAGCCAATTTCCAGTGTTGCCCATACGCCTCCTTTTTCTCTTGCTAAAATATAAAACATTACTCCGTCTCCTTTTCAAAATACTCAATAACTTTCAACTCGTGCATTAACTCCGAAATGACTTCTTCTGTTCGCTTCATGTTGTTTGCCCATGCGATTATTTCATCTGCATTCCCACGCTCTGCAGTTCTTATAACCTGCTTCCTGTCGCCCTCAAGGTCTTCCTTTTTGTACTCTATCTGCCTTAATACCATTTCCTTTGCTTTTGTTATTGTCTCTTCCATTTCCTTCTCCTTATTGTTTATCTTCATTGCTTCTGAATTAACTAATACTCCATTCTTATTTGTTCTCGTACTTGCTGGCCTTGCTGTTTTCATTGTTCTTTCTCCTTTCTGTGGACTTTGCCCTTTCTTTATCTTACAACTTTATTATAAATTAAGTTTTAATATTTATCAAGTGTTTTTTATAAAAAAGTTCAAAAAAATTTCATAATAAAAAAGACGGCAGATTTACTCTGCCATCTTCCTCATAACTCCGTCATACAATCGTGGGTTGACTACCTTCAATGTATCCATTAGTTCGTCCAGTATGCCCCATACGTTTTCAGCGTTCTGTCCACCTGCCATCTTAAGGAACTCTGACTCCCCGTAATACCCGACTATTTCCTGCGGTGCTTTCGGCGTTTCGGGTTCTCCGTACAAATGGTCAAATATGGTATAGAACGTTGCCAACTTTGCGCAGTTCTCGTAATTTACAGGAGCGTCTTCGAACTCCCTAATAGCGTTATCCAACTCCCGTTGGCTCAACATTTTAGCCCTCCATCTTTTCGATTGCTTTCTGTAATGCCTGCTTTACTTTGGGGTCTTTTACATCGTCCATAATGTCCATAAGACGGTCTTCAATATCTGCGTCCCTGCTATACCCACGCCGTGAATATCTGCGGTCTATTCCGCCGTCCATTCTTCTGGGAGCATAACTTCTGCCTCTGGCGTAACTTCTATAACTGTTGTCGTTATAACTGTAGTCGTAACTTTCGCCTTTCATTGCCATGATTGTCAGCAGTGATTTCAGACTGTGCGTCAGTTTGTCTATGGTCTCAAGACCTCCTGCGGTCAGTTCCCCTTCGTCCGCTATCTTGTCCAGTTCATCACAGAGGAGCATTTCTAATCTTTCCATGTTTTCCATTTTTACCTCCTATGCTATTCGATTGAATTACAATGTACCATTTACGTCCTACTTTCTCGCCTTGTATTTTGTTTTCGTTTATCCAACGTCTTACAGTTGAAGTGTCAACATTGTGTTCTTTCGCAAATACCTCTACTTCAGTAAGATGTTGCGGTACGTTATGTATTTTTGTCCAATCTTCTAAAATGTACTCAAATGATTGTCCTTTTTTCAATCTTCTGTATACAAAAGATTTATTTTTTATGCCAAACATATCAGCAAATTCAGAAGCAGAATACATTTCACCGCGATACTCATAAAGTGTTGTTATATTACGATTTTTCTGCTGTTCTTTTGCTGTCGCCCATCTGCAGTTTTCCGGGCAATAATTCCCGTTGCTGTCTATTCTGTCAATGCTTTGCTCTTTCCGTCCATCTTTGTTTGGGTCATATCCTGTTGACATTGCCCACTCATAAAATGCCTCAAAAGAGTTGCGCCACTTATCACATACGGATATACCGCGCGCTCCATATCGCTCATAACTAGTACTGTTTTTATCATAGCAACGGCTTATTATACTTTTATATTTTCTGTATAATTTTGTCCTGCTCTGTCCATGTGTGGTATGAGATGCACCGAAATTATCCATACATTCTTGTCTTAAACAACCACATGATTTTTGCCCGCCTTTGATTCGGCTATAAGGCAACGCAACTTGTTTGCCGCAATCACAATTAAACAACCATTTTGATTTTGTTCCTGCTATTTTTTCTACTGCGGTCAATCTTCCAAATCTTTGTCCTGTAATGTCTAACGCTGAATAGTTTTTTCTTTTCATTGCAAACCTCCATGATATAATAGTGTTTGTTTTTTATGCTATTCTATTATATCACGCATTTGCATTTTACGCAATGCGAGAAACGGTCATGTTAGCGTTCTGTACATTAATCGGCTGTGCTGGTGTAGTTCCGTCTGCTTCCGATGTGTTCTCAACTGCCACTGTATAACAGCACCCTTTCGGTACAGTTATAATCGCCGTAGACGTAACGTTGAAATAATCATCTACCGCCGCAGGGGTAACTATTGCCTTTGATGTCAGAACAGGCTCGCCGTCAATAGCAAGTGCTACCGATATAGGCGTTACTGTTCCGTCCTCTGGCACAGCAATATTTCCGTCGAACGTAACTTGATATCGTGCAAAACAACTGCAAGGATTATTGACGATACCACGGAGCGTTACAATCCCACTTCCATTTCTGTGGACAACATATCCTTTGTTGCACGGGATAGAATCCTCCAGCAGAACATTCTGGTTAGGCTGTACTTCCTGTATAGGGTTATACGTAAACTCTGCCATGATATCCCTCCTATGCTCCGCAACCGCAACCGCTATTCTGATTGCATGTAAAAATAGGTTGGCTTCCGTATACTGGCTGTGCAGGTATCGGGCACGCTCTCATTTCTGACAGCAGTTCATTGGCTGTGGTTGCCTGTGAAGCCCTTAATGTAGCAGTCTGAACTTCCTGTGAAGCCTGTCCTCTTGCGTAAAGCAGTTCCTGTCTCAATGTAGCAATTGTATCGTTCTTTGCGTCGATTTCCTGCTGACACAGTTTGTCAAGGATAGCCTGTGTGCTGGCTGTGTTCGACGCTATGATGTCTCTTACTCCCTCATTGAGTGCCTGTCTGTCTGCGCAGTTCTCTGTTGCAATAGTGTACTTAAGGTCTGCTGTTCCAAGCCTGTTTTCACAGCAACAATCTGCTAACTGGCTCTGCAGGTTGAACATCGACTGCATGTTTGACATCTGACGAGCATTTGCTCCCTGTTCTACTCCTGCAAATCCATTTGCGAGTGCCATTTGTGTGTCGGAACAACAATTGCACAGTTGCGTTGACGCATTGGCAAATCCGTTTGAGACTGCTGTCTGCAAGTTACTTAATGCGTTTGTTGTCGCCATTTGATTGAAGCCTCTTTCTACATCGTTATCGGTGTTCATAATCCACGGGATATTTCCATTCCCTCCGCCATTACCGCCGAAGCCGTTGCCCCAGCCTCCCATAGCGAACAGGAACAGGACTATAAGCCACCATGCTCCATTACCATCACCAAAGCCGTTATCGTTTCCGCCTCTTGTTACTGCGGCGATATCGGCAGGTGTCATTTCACTTGTCGTAAGACTCATATTTTTTCTCCTTTCTATATACACCTACTCGAGTTAGTGTCTACCTTAATGTTTTCTGTATTTGCGTTGCCATGTTTGCAACCTTATTGAATTGCTCTTGAGATATCTTCCCGCTGTTCAGCATTTCCTGTACTTGTTGTTTCGGGTCGCCTGTAAAGGTCTTGCGAAACTGATTCAACTGTTGGACGAAGTTTGCCATGTTACCAAACTCGTTATTTCCCAATAAGCCAAAAAGAGGATTACTCATGCTTTGCCTCCTTCTTTTTTCGTGTCAATTCTGCAATTCTTTTTTCCAGTTCATCGTGCGTAACATAAGATGTCATGTCTGCTTTCTCTTCTTTGCGTTCTGTGTAGTCAAATACTCTCAACGGGCTTGGCATACCGCTTTGGTCTGTGGTTTTGATATAAAACACATTTTCTTCGCTGTCCATTAACAAAACACTTGCTCCAGACGCTACGGGATATGCTTTCGCTCCTTCTATGCCCTGTACCCATACAACACCGTTTTGTTGCTGTTGATAATTCTGATACGGTTGGTACTGATAATTCTGCGGAAAGTAAGTCTGCATATTTCTACCTCCTAAAATAATAAATCGGTATTTCGTCCCCGCTATCCCACGTGTCGTAGTAATCGCCGTCTACAACTGCTACTGCGTGCGTTCCTGTGCCTAATACATAAACGCCATTCTGGTGGTCGTTTGCAAAATCTTTGACCGTGTAACAATCTGGGCAGGTGTTCGGCAAAGTCATTCGCTCAAATCCGTTTTCGATGAGGTACGCACTCCACACTGCATTTGATGCCAGCATGTCTTTCATCTCGTAACCTTTCAGAAACAGACCTACGTAAACATCTGTCCACGTCTGATTCGTCGCTTTGCAGATTGCCCTTACCGTGCAATCGTTTGTTCTCGCTCCGTCGGGATTCGGGTTATAATTGATATACATCTCGCTTTTATGATACTCTCATGGAAAAATGCTACAATGAAATTATCGGGAAACTATTGCGAAACTTCTGTGAATGTGATATATTCAAGTCGGTGAAATCTCACTTAACACCTTAAATAATTTACTTCCTTTCTGTTACTCTTTAGGTGATAACAACAAAAAGCCCGCTTTTAAGCGGGTCTTTTGTTTTTGTTGAAATTTCAACGGTTAGAGACTGAAACGCCCTAATTTTCGATTTGAGCGACTTTTTTTGACTTTAGGATATATATATCCTTATAATTCACATTTTTTTTTGAACGTTTGATATTTGTATTCTATAAGGCGTATATTTATGGCTTTTAATATCCTCCTGCAGTATTCTTTCTGTGCTTTTGTATGGGCTTTTGTATTTATATACTCCCATTTTTCTTTTTGCTTCAATACATCTCTCTTATTGCCGGTTCTGATTTTGAAACAATCTTCGGGAAAATGTTTTTTATTGTTCTTGTTGCTTCGTACATGTGAACACTCCATCTAATTTTATCTGCCCTGATAACGGTTCGTCGTCTTTTTTCTCTTTTGGCACATGCCATAAATCTTTATACAAGTCTCTTTTTTCTAATGCCTCAACATTAAACGCTCCACATGCCGGATAGTATAATCTCCAGTCTGTCGCTTCGCTGTTGCTGATTCCATAAACCTGACACTTGTAATAGTTCTTCCCCCGCCAACCGTATTTCATCAAATGGCAACATTGTTTGCACGTTTTATCGGATTTTAGTTTGCCAAAATGTAAATACATCGCCAATATCTTTCTTGGCCTGTTTGCTTTGGGTTCGTCTTTGATATATTCTTTCACTTTTGCCCCTCCGTCATATAGTGCAATTCGCAAAGTTTAATCGCCGTTTTTGTTAATTCGGGATTGCCTTTTATCCAGCCGTTTCGATTCATCATCACAACATACTGCAACGGTATTGCCGCAAGATTTTCGATATTAAAATTTTCATGGTCGCCATCAAGAAAAATTACTTGATGTTTCGGCGGTAACTTCCCATGATGTTGCTCCCACACCCATACATGTTTAGGACGCCAGTTTTCTTTGTATGACCGTCTGTCTTTTTTCGTTCCTGTTGCTTTGTCGTCAACTTTAATCATCGTGTATCCTGCGTATTTATGTTCAGAGCCTATCGGCACTCTTGACCTTTCCGCAACGTTGTTAAATTTCTGAACATCGTCCACCAGCAACCCCATGCGCTGAACTTTTGCTTTCAGTGCATAATATCCTATGCTCGAAAACCTTTCACAAAACTTACGGTGCAACTCTTTCATCGGCATTTTGTTTCGGTTTACACGCAGGAAGTGTTCTTCCTCCTGCGTGTATTCCCTTTGCTTGATTCCAAAGTTAATGCCAAGTTTTCTCCGCTTTTGCTCAATGGCAAATTCTGAAACTTCTGCATTAAATTTTTCATTGAAAGCATCTTTTAATGCTTTCGCTGTCATGTCTCGCCCATGTTTGACAATCCATTGTTCCTGTTCGTTTGTGTACTGATGATGTTTCATTCTCCCACCACGCGGTCAATACGGTCATGCCTTGCTGACATTTTATCTGCTCTGAGTATAATGTCAGCGTTATTGATAACCTGTTTTGCTAACTTGGCAACGTTTTTCGCTTGGTCGAAAACCAGCGCTCTTGTCTCCGCTGTTAAATGCTCATCTGTGCATTTTTCAATCTGTTTCCCTAATACGTCCTGCATTTCAATAAGTGTAATCATGTTTTTCTCCTTTCTGGCTGGTGGATTTATGCCGCCACCGCTCGGCTAACTAACAATGATATTCATATTTTATAAGCCATGTTAATTTTCTCCCCTCTTTGAATCTAACAGCATGGTCACTATACCAACCATTGTCCAACTGTCTTATTTTTTCTTCTGCTTCATCTCTGCTTTTGCATATGATGTTTTTGTGTACTGTCATGTTCCCATGATATCCACTTGACTCATAAGGGTCATATGCTGTTGCCAAGTGCCTTTTTAAGCATTTATTTATATCCTTATTTGCACATGTTACATAATTGATAGAATGTCCCATTTTTTCACTCCTTTCTACTGTTCTATTGGCGCTACCTGTGAGGCCTTAAACCATGCCGCATTTTTCATGAACATTTTTGCTTCGTCTTCTTCGCCCTCCTCCTTTGCTTTTTTTACAACGTGCTTCCAGATTGAAAACTGTGCTATCGCATGCTCGCCTTTTTTTACTTGGTAGCCTCTCTCTTTCCACCCTGCATATGTGTGTATTGGCTCTGCTTCTTCTACTGTGATTTCTTCCTCCTCTCCGTCTGCATTTACTATGACCGCTTGAAACGTATTCCCTGTCTTTCCTATAATGCCCTGCTTCATTAACTCTTGTGCATTCGTGAATATGATGTCTGCGTTTGTCATTTTATAACTCCTTTCTGTACTTCCCAATACCCCTTATTTTTACAGTTCTACTTTTTCCCCATACTCTCCGCCAAGGTCTCCATTTCTATCCTCTTTGCTCATAAAATAGACAACTTCGTAAGTAAGTATGCTGTTACCTTTTTGCTGTATAAATGCAAGTCGTTCTTGCTCGTCCATTTTTTTCGCAAACTCTTTTGCCTCAGCCAGTGTATTAAATGTCTTATAAAGTCTCATCGTTTGATACCTCCTTATCTGCTTAGTGTGCGGCAGCCCATTCAACAGCCGCTTTTTGTGTTTTGAAGTTTACCTTTTTCCATTCAGTGATGTCTATCCAGTAGCATCCTTTTGTGCCTTTCATTCTGTATATTTCGTATCCGTTTACTGTCTTTATTGTTTCGTACATTTGTTACCTCCTTGGTTTTTCCCCTTTCCTTAATTATAATATATATTATTTTTTATGTTTTGTCAAGTATTTTTTATAAAAAAAATAAAAAAATATTTTGCAAAGTAAAAACCGCCCCCGATTGAGCGGTCTTTACCCACATGTATGATAAGGAGGAGTTAACACCTGCGGAACAGTTTTTCTTGGCATTTATAGACAATGTTCTTGACCTGCCTATCCGACAAGTCAAACTCCTCCGCAAGTGGCTCATAACAGATGCCATCTAACAATCTTCTTTTTAGTATGGCTCTGTTCCTCTCGTTGTGAATATATTGGTCAATGAGATACTCTATATCATCACGACTGGCGGATTCTAATTCTACGCCTAACCCTTCTTTTTTTTGCTTTGCCATTTTTCTTCTTATGTATTCTCCGCCTAATGATTAACCTCTGGCTCATTGGTTACCTCATTCCCTTGCCCGACAACGTTTGCGCCTTCGCCATCTTGTTCATAACAAATATCTTCATATTCGTACTGATTCCAAAAGTATATCCATACGGCGTTCGACGCAAAAATCAATACAACAGAAACTATGACAAGTATAAACAGCCTTTTGATAGTTCTTTCAAGTCTGGATACTATACTTTCGTGTACAATATAAGGTACTGGCTCATTCATTATTTTTTCTCCCTGTTCAACCTATCAAGAACTTTCTGTGCGTGCTGAGCGTTTGCTGTGATGTTGTTATTTTTCCACCATGCCCATACGGCGCAGACGCCGTTTATGATGTACGCTAAACACTCCGTAAATGCGTTTTCGTCAAAAGGTATCGGGTTTTTACCCGATGCTGTCAATACTGCGTTTACTGTGGTTATTACCAATACCGCTATTCTTATGATAGCGCCTTTTTTCCCGTCCATAATATTCTCCTTTATAAATCCCCACTTTTAAGCGGTTTGTTTCTGCACTCATTATATATCCTATCACCGGTGCCATTCAACTTCAAACCCTTGTAACCTTTATAAAGGTACTCCAGATTCTCATGCTGGCTTTCTGTGATATAGCCCTGCTCCATGATATATCGGCAAAACCTAAACAGAGCATCGTGTGCCAACGCTTTGATTTCCTGCTCTATGACTTTTTGCTTTATGATTGACCTTTTAATGTATTCAACGCAGAAGCCAAACACTCCCGCACATGCTAATCCAATAAATGTTTTTACAATATAGTCTGCCATTATTTTATCCTTTAAGCACTTGTGGCTTTGATATATAAAAGTCGGAAATTAACTGTCGCTCCTGACGACACCGAAGATGCCGAAGTGTTTGCAAGCGTAACCGATATTGAGTGTGTGCCGTTCACAAAAGCCGTTGAAGGTGAAAGTCTGTAATTGCTTGCACCCCAACCGACTATGCCAGCCAAAGTCATTCCACTCGGTCTGTCTGCTGACGGTACTGTGTAAGTAGCATTAGCATAAGAGCCGTGCGCACTTATTGATGATGAGGTGGTTACTGCGAGTTGAACTATCTTGTAAAAGCCTGTTATATCTCCTGCAATCTTAACATTACCACTCCAATCTACTGTGAATGCGTTGGAGCGTGCGTTATCTGCTGTGCCGTTGCCGATTTCAAAAGCAGTAGTCGATTGATTGTCATTATATCTTCCAATTGTGGTCTGACTGTCGTATCCTGCTATGGTTGAATCACCACCCGCATGAGAATAATCTCCACTTGCTACAGTCCCTCCATTTTGTGCATGTGCATCAAATCCACTTGCTGTGGTCACAGACCCCTCTGCATGAGAGTTCTCTCCACTTGCTGTGGCTCGCAAACCTTCTGCATGTGCACCCTCATCACTTGCAACTGTCAATTGCCCCTCTGTATGAGACCAATTCCCCGATGCTGTGGTGTTATACCCTTCTGCATGAGAGTCTGCTCCACTTGCTGTGGTGTCATACCCTTCTGCATGTGAACACCCCCCGCTTGCTGTAGTTTCTCCTCCTTCTGCATGTGATGCAAAACTGCTTGCCTCTGTGCCATTTCCCTCTGCCGTTGAATAGTTGCCAACAGTACCAGTCCTCACACCTAATGTGTAATACGGAGCATCACTTATACCGCCACCACTATCCGTTCCGGGGCCATAACCGAGATGAGCAATCTGCGAGCCACTAACACCGATAGTCGCACCTGTAGCACCAAACTCAGCCAGATTAACCAGCCCTTTTCTGATAGCCATCCCCTGAGTGGTTATAAGCGTGTTACCACCAGAATGATAGTTAGGGTCTGCTGGGTCGTTCCATTCTTCCTGAGTTACTTCTGTTACATGAGCACCTGTGTTATCATGCCAAAAGTGTTCATTGACACCTTCTGCAATGGTCTTTGCAGTAACCGCAGTAGCACTCGCATTTACCGCAATACCCTCAACTGCGTCCGCTGTTTCCTTCGCTTCTGTCGCAGTTTCTTCTGCAGATGTAGCCGTTTTTTCGACTTGAACTACCCTTACAATTCCCACAGCAGGGTTTGAGTAATTGCCAGCAATATATAATTTATTGTTGCGCCACTCAACGTTGACAATATCACCAGTTTTTACCTCGGTAGATGTCGAAGCAGTCGGAGTCTCTTTTTCAGACCCTGCAATATTTACCCAGACTATCCCTTCATCATCTACGCCCGAAACTATGGCTTCGTAAACTTTAGTTGGCTCTTCATTTTCTGTTTTAACAGCGTCAACGAAATCTTTTATTCCGCTACTCATATAATTTGACCTCCCGTGCAACTTTCTCCGCAACGGTTATTCCGTTACCGCAACTTATTTCTTGCGATTGCACTTCCATATCTCCAGCAAGCCCGTCTATTGTTGCTCGTATAACTGAATAAGGATATACGTTTGGGGCATACTCCCTTGTGTATGACCTTTCTTCCTTTAGCACGCTTAAGTCTTTGAGCATTCTATCTGCATATGCGCTGTACGTTTCGCCATTGATTGGTGTAGGCGACGTATCAACGCTATCAACATAGTACCCTCTTGACAAGGTTGATACAATGCTTGTAGGGTCGTTATTTTCCGCTACTGTGATACTTACGCCGTCTATAACGATATATCTGTTCGGTATATCACTTATATCTGCTGTATATGTAATATCGTTCATAAGCCAGCCTTGTGATGAGGTATCAATAACTAATGCTGGCTCTGTCGGTTTTGGGCGTATATGCACTACGCCTCTGCCGTCTATTTGTAGTACAAACTTTCCAGCGTCAAGTACAGCCCATACAGCACCCAATATAGACGTGCCCAACTCATGTACTATGGCCTCGTTCAACACAAAAGACCCTTCTACCTGTACTGGGGCATTTATGGTTTCAGAAAGTAATTTTTCAGCGTATTCTGCTCCGTTAACTCCTGCTGGAGCATACTCCCCTGTAACAACCGACTTTACAGACGCAGGGTAAAGCACAGAATGCCCATTTACTTCTGTGGTATTTACCCCATAGTTAAACGCTCCTCCGCTTTCGGTAAATAGAAGTGTTGCTACATCGACCCTTTCAACTTCTCCACTTTGTTCAGCAGTCAAAACTATCCTGTAGTAATCTGGCTCAAAGTCACCCGTGATTTCCATGCTCCCAGACTCTATCATGTCCCCGTCATTGGTCTTTGTTACTCCTGCGCTTATGACGTTTGATAATTTTTCTGCGTCTGCCCATGTTCGCCTGTTAACTCTGAATATGCGCCATTCTGACGAATAAGATTTTGTCCAGTCCATTACTCGCTATCCTCCAACACAAACGGTATAGGAAGCATGTACTCATCTGTCAAGTCTATTTCGCTTGCGTCCATTGCTATTGACATAACTGCTATGTTTTTCGTTGATAAATCAGTAATCTGCAAGTCGGCTTCGAATGCCGTACCCTCGCGTGTCCGTATAAACACTGGTCCTGTATATCTTGCTAACTGCCGTGTAAGGTCTATATCTTCTTGTTGTATGAGTTTAATTGCGTCCGTGTTCAGCGAACCTGTTCTTTGCACTCCTTCGTTCCAGTAACCATTTATCCCTCCGTCAAGGTGCTTGCGTATTTCAACGTCTTTCTTGTATGCGTCAGAAATTGAAACACTATACGGGTACTCAATAAATCCGCCTTCCCAATCTACCCGTATGCCTTCGCCCTGTAATACGTACTCAACATCACTGAACGAAATATCTCCGTCAACCGTCCTTACCGCTATCCTATAATGTTGTGTTCCGTCTTCGCTGAACGGAGCATATTCATCAGTAGCAGTATATGTTAACGGAAAGCCCTCACCTATAAGTTTTGCCCCGTCTCCTGTTAATCTGTATATATCGTACACGTCTGTTTCTGCGTAGTTTGGCGGTGGTGTCAGATTTATTTGTGCCGCCATGTGGTGATATCCGTTATCATCTATCGTATCTATCGGCGTAATAGTAACATACTCTGTTGTCGAAACCTCGTACCAGCCCTCCTCTGTTGGGTCTTCTGTACCTTCTGGTTCAACTACTGAATATGTCTGCGACGTACTGTCGTATGCGTAATAATTTTTGTCGTCATCTATTGATGTGTCGGCTGACAATGTATATGTCAACGTAGGCTCTATACTTGGCGCTTGGTGTGACCACGCAACGCTGAAATCAGAAACAGATGGTTCCGAATGCAGTTCTGTCTGGCGGTCAATAGCGACTACCGACAACTCATATCTTCCCAAGTCCCAAAAGTCTAACTGCGGGGGCAATGCTACCGTTGTTGCCACGCCTGTGCCTTCTTCATACCAGCCCTCTGACGACGGGTTTGTTGTTGGGTCTACCACTCCGCCTTCGCTTTCTGGCACAACAACAGTATATGTGTTGCCAGACCGTTCATAATACGTTTTGTCCAGATATTCTGTATCTGTAGTAAGAACATAATTGGCAGTCCATTCTGGAGTATATACATCGCTATATATCGTATCTCCTGCGGTTTGTCTTAATAACCCTACTGGAAAACGCCCTGCAGAGCCTTGGCTTGTTATGACAACGACTAAATCCGATGGCACAGAAGCCACCGCTTCAATGCTATATCCAGACTGACTGGTCATTGTGGCTGGTGCCGTTACGGTTAACGTCGGCTTGTCTATGATAGTAACTGTATACTCCTCTGACACAACAAACTCGCTTCCAGTTGATACTTGCACTGTAAAAGTTATGCTCCCATTTATAGCAAGAGAGTTTAGCCTCTTTGACGATATTTGCGCCGACCCTAAAGACCCTTCTCCTTTTTTAACTGTGGTCCCGTTACTGTCTAATATCTGCCATTTTTTTTGTAAGCCGTTTCCTGCAAAAGTCCAATACACGTTTAAGTCTGACCCTCTTGCTACGTACCTGTCTACCACTGCGGTTACAGACTCTGGCTGTTCGCTTGTAACAACGGTCTTAAAGTTGGAATATTCCGAGTACGTGGTTGTATCACCTTCGTTGTATCTTCGGGCTTTCACATAGTATTTTTCTCCTTCTTCAAGGTCTTTAATTACTATCGTTGCGCTGTTTGGCCATGTTGTTCCGTCCACTGTCTGCGACCCGTCCGTCCATGTAAACTCATATGTAGACGGGTCTTTTGTTGACTTCCAAGCATTTTCTTCTGTGTCCCAAGATAACTCCGTACCTGTTGACGCTATTGCCCCGTCGTCCCATACAAGATTTACTATGGCTGACTGTCCGTCTTCGCCTGCGGTAGCAGACACTATTTTTATTTCATCATCTAACGCTGTCGCCGCAGGAGTCTCAAGTTCTTTCACTCGTCTATAGTCTGAATATCTGTGCAATACAGTTTCGTTGGCGTGATACGTCTTTAACCGTATCCAAGTATAGTTCCCTGCTTCTGGCATTAAGTCTGCTACGGGAACTGCAAGTGCGTTACACTGTGCGTCGTCTATAATGCCTGTTTCTTCCCACCCAGCGTCTGCAGGAATTTGACTTGCTTCTGCATACGGTGAATTGGCTAACACTTCCAATTTGACTCTATCAACTGGGTGTTCATCTTTGTGGTTTGTAGTAATATATACTACGCATTTTCCACTTGAACTCTTACTTGATATTTCAAGGTTATTGATTTGTGCCTTTGCTGGGTACGATATGTAGAACGTCTTTTCAACTACTTCTGAAGAACCCTTAAAGCCTCTTGCCCACGCTTTAACTTTAACTTTGGCATAGTCCTCATATTCTCTTGACGCATAATTTCTATCATCAAATACAAGGGGCTTACTTGTATTTGTCGTTTTTTTATCGTATATGGTATCAGTTTTTTTTGTGTTTGAATAATACACGGTCATCTTATAGCGTGTATCGTATCTTTCAGCATATCCTGCACCAGCATCTGTCGTTATCGTGCACGACAACTCTCCTACATCGTTAAATTCAAAGTTGGATATTGTAGGTGCTTTTGGTGTCTTAAACTCCCTTGTGCTTTTGGTAGATGCTCCTTTGCCTTTAGAGTTTGTGCTCCTCACTTTCACGGTAACGTAGTGCAATTTCGGTTTTTTGTCAAACGGATAAAATGACTCCCTCGTATATGTTTTTCTGCCAATTTTAAGATTGTTCAAATTAATCGAAGACTGTGTTAATTTTTCATTCCCTGTATGCTTTACTCTTTTGGGGTCTTTGCCTTTGATTCCTAAAAACCAACTGATGTTAAGGCCAGTTGCTCTATCGCCTTTTTTAGGGTCAATCATCGCAGACGGCGTCTTCCATGTGGCTTTCATTATTCTGCTTCCTGTTTGTCTAACAGGTGCACCAAGATTTGATACCGACACAGACGGCGTATCCACTATATCTGTACGGACATATTTCCACTTTGCTACGTCTGCCTTTCCTGTTGAGCCTGCGTCTGAGCACGTGTACACATGCCCCGTCTTGGTGTTGAGATATTTATCTCCTTTTTTTGCTTTTTTTATTCCAGATTTGCTGAACACCTTACCTGTAGTAGATGTACCTGTAATTTTTGTCCCTTTATAATCATATGACATTATAATGCACCTGCCATTCTGTATCTTCTAACTCCACGTGCGATGTCTCGGAGCATTTCGTTTGCGTCGTCGCCTGCTTGGTAATTAAGGTTTATAACTATATCCCCGTTTCCGCCTGCCGCTTTCCTAATGTCTTTCAGAAGATTGTTTCTGCCGTACAATATTTCGTCTCCTGCTTCTCCAGCATAAAACGCTGTTGGCTCGCTGAACATATATGGCTCGCTCATCGCTTTTGCAAACCTCCAGTATCTTATAGTGGAGTTTGTCTCCATCTTGTCTTTAGTCTTTTTCTTTTTAACGGTTATATCTGGAACTTTACCGCTAAAAAGTTTACCAACATTGAACGGGAAGAATTCCTTAATCTTGTCAATGATTTCTTTTACTTTGTCCTTCGCTTTTTTTATGGGCTTCCAGATTGCGTCTTTTACCTCTTCCCAGACTTTGCTCGCCGTATCTTTTATTTTGCCAAAAATAGACGATATGAAATTTTTAACACTTATAAAGACGCTTTTGACTTTATTTTTCGCCGTCTCTATCGGATGAGTGATGAAATCTTTCACCTTGCTCCATGTTTTGCTTGCGGTATTTTTTATGCCGCCAAAAATAGACGATATGAATGACTTCACCTTATTAAGGATATTTCGCACTTTTTCAAAGGCGTTTTGTATCGGCACAACTATGTACTCTTTTATTGCGTTCCAAACTGTCAACGCCGCTTTTTTTATTGCGTTCCAGATTGCAATTACTTTTTCTCGGAACTTTTCGTTGTTTTTCCATAGCGCAATAAATGCCACAACAAGCCCTGCTATCGCGGCAACTATAAGTCCTATCGGGTTTGCCAATAATATAGCATTGAATGCCGCCATAGCCGCAGTTACCTTTTGTATCATTGGTCCTATGTTTATTGCTACGGCAAACACTGTAAACGCTGTTGCAAGTCCGAGTATAATCGGTCCCAATGTCTTGGCATGGTCTATACACCAAGTAAGTGCTTTCACGAACTTTCTAATTACTGGCGTAAGTTTGTCCGACACTCCAATCTTCAATCCTTCGAATGCTGATTTAAGCAAGGTGATATCCCCTTCAAGGTTATCTAACTGCGTGTCAGCCATTTTTTGTGCCGAGCCTTGGGCTTCGTCGATATATCCGCTTAAATCGTCCCATCTTTGGCCTGCATTTCCAAGCAAAGCCTCGATACCTTTCAAATCACGTTTGTTGAATATTTTGCCAAGGGCTTCGGCGCGTTCTTCTCCTGTAAGGTTTGACAGACTGCTATTAAGGTCACCAAATATTTCGTCAAGACCCCTCATGTTGCCTTCAGAATCGTAAGCACTTACTCCAAGGGCTTCAAGTTCACCCTTTGCCTTTGACGTCGGTGCGGTCAATGATAATATCGCATTACGTAATATCGTTCCACCTTCCGACCCTTTTATGCCGCTGTCTGCGAGTATGCCGAGTGCGGTAGATAACTCTGTAGTTCCACCTTTTAGATTTTTAGCAGTACCGCCTACTGTCAGAAAAGCATCTCCAAGTTGCTCCACAGACGTGTTCGACTTTGACGCCGCCATAGCCATCTTATCTACCATATCTGTGGTTTCTTCCTGTGACAACCCAAGTGCGGAACTTGCGTCTGTTACCATGTCAGAAGCACGGGCTAATTCCATATTGCCTGCCGCCGCAAGATTCAACACTGACGGGAGCATTTCCATTGACTTCTGTGCGTCGTAGCCAGCGAGTGCCATATAGTTTAACGCTTCGGCTGACTCGGTTGCCGAATACTTCGTATGTGCTCCCATCTCTTGAGCATACTCACGCAGGTTGCCAGAGAAGTGCCCCCACGCTAAATCGACTTCGCCGACTTCATCAAGCATTTCCTTGTTTGTCTTGCCCATAGTAGCCGAAACTTGCGACATGGCAGAGTCAAACTCCATGCCTGTTTTTATAGAAGAAACTCCAAAGGCGGCAAAACCTGCCGCCATTGCTCCTGCTCCAATGAGAAAACCTTTTTTCATCTTGCTGACCCGTGCTCCAATATCTGTAGTAGCAGATACTGTTGTACCTTTAGCAGTGTTCAAGGCTCGCTCGTATTCTCTTGTATCAAGCGTCAATGACGCAGTAAGGTCAAATACGTTCATTTGTTTTTCCCAACTTGTCTAATTTGTTTGAAATCCGCCCTATTATTTCTTGCGGATTTTCTTTCGTGTCTACTGTGTCCGCTTCGTGGACAATGTCATAAAAACGCTGTTTCATTTGATAACCGCCAAAATGTTTCACAAATGCGTCATTGATGTTTTTTAGGGCGTCCGTCATATATATTTTGTGAGCCAGTTCCTTCTGCCGTTCTTTTTCCAGCATGAAACAATGCTCTATGAGGTACGCCCTGCCGAACATATCAAAGAAGTCTGCCCTTACCTGCTGGCAACAGTGCCAGTATTCGTCACTCCCAAAGACGCCAACGAAACAAAAAAACCCATTACTGCGTCGTCCGATATAATCTCGTTTATGCATTGGATATATTCGCTCATGGTGTGTTTGTCAGCGTCTTCTGGTTCAATGAAGCATACAAGCGCCAAAAGTTCAATCGTTTCTTCTGGGTGCTTTTCCAAAACTGCGTCAAGAATATCAAACAGATTTTTCTTGGCTTGGTCTGCCCATGCCTTTTTCCTTTTCTCCATTTGTTTCTCTAACTCTTTTTTATCCTCAGAAGGCTTAAAATCGAGTTTTGGCGCACGTTTTCGTATCTCAAGTATATTTGTATCCTTGAGCCATTTTTCTGCCGTTTTTCGGATTTTATTTGTCTGTGCAAAAAACTCCGTTGGCGTACAATTAACAAGCGTTTTCATTTTAACTCCTCCATGCAAAACTACGCTTTAACGTAATATGTCTTTGTGCTGTCGTATGCAGTTCCTGTCGCTACCTGCGTATATACATACGGGCTTTGTGACGTTCCAGAACCTGTTCTTGTGTAATATGTTACTCCGTACTTGAATCCTGCACTTGTAAGTGTAGCCGCCTCATACTCAATGTTGCTTCCTTCAAGCACGTAGAACTCCATTGGCATGTCGCTCTGTGCGTTTATAGATACATGTCCTGTCAGAGTGCACGCAGTCTGTCCTTTTCCATTCTTTGTGGTCTGCAGATTAAAACCTTCTGTCGAAAGTGCATTCTTTAATTTAACTGCCGCTATTCCACCGTCTGCTTTATCGCCGACCCACCAGATGTCCGTGAAGTCATCTTGCGACAAGTCTTTCCTCGGAACAATCTTACCCGTTGCCGCCGTGATGTCTGCCGCACCCAGTGCAAGCCTTATTCCTTCTGCAGATGTATCAAGCGATGTAAACCCTAAAGTACATGTCCAAGAGTCAAGGTGCTTTAGTTCCATCATGTTGTTTGGCACGTTGTCAACATCTTCGCCAAGGTCTGAATACTCTGGCTGACATACTACATTTATTCCTCCTGTTGTAGCACAAACGATATCTTCATCAGCAGGTGCTGACGGGCTTGCAGGGTCAAACGATGTCAGTAATACTCCTGCGTCAAGTTGCATAGATTCGAATGTGTCCTGCGGTACAACTGTATATGTACTCATGGTATCTCCTTTCTTATATGGCTAAAACCCGAAAAATTAAGTTTTAACGGGTCTTTATGCTTTTGTAGTATAAATTATTAATAGTTATATAAACTTTGCTTAAATTGTAAATTATGGGGTCAGAAACTCAACCATGATATTAAGGTATATCCTTTTCACCTGTTCGTCGTTTGGGTCGTTCATTCTCTGGGCAAATGTGCTCCCTCTTACGATATACATATACCCATCATCTATTTCTTCTACTTGATGTCCGTATCCTATATAGTCGCTTATTTCTTGGGCTTTCTTCGTTACTCTCTCCCATGATGAGCCTCTATCCCATAACGATGCTGTCAACGGGATTGGTCTTCCTACACTGTCTGTCGACACATTGTATGTGATGTAAGGGTATGTCGAGCCGTCTGGAACGCTGAACTCGTCATATGCGTCCCATGCAAACGCATTCCAAAACTGGTGTATAGCCTGTGCTTTATCCATTTAACGCCCACTCCTCTGCAGTAACCTGTCGCATGTTTAGACCCGAACTTGCTGGTGTGGCTTTATCGTCGCCGTCTGACGTAACACGAAAAACTTTATTGTCCCGTGTTCGCCTAAAAACATCGTGGTATTGTAGGGAAATTGTTCTTGGTGTAGTAACTGTATACAGCGACTTTACGCCCATTTGTTCAGCAGTCCTTGCCTCCATGCTGGTGTCAAGTACTATGGCACAGTCAAACTCCGCTCCGTCGTTCCATGTAGTAATCCAACCGCCGTAGCCATCACTTCTGGTCTGTTTGTCTAACAGTACACATGTCTCCATTGCTTCCGATAAAAGGCTCATATCTTCCTCCATTTGTTCAGTCTGCTGGCAAATGCCTTTTGCCAAGTCCCTGTACCGTCAGAAGATGAGCCTCCGCCGTCTTTTGAATATGAATATCCGCCAAAACTCTCGGAGTTGAACGGCGACATATTTTGGCTGTCTGCTCCGCCGTAAAGGTTGTTCCACTCTTCAATTTCTGATGCAAGGGCTATGACCTCTAATGGTACAGCCATAGCCCATAACGCACCGCCAAACTCCTCGTCTTTCAAGTCAAGGTTGTCGTCATAACAATATACTCCATCGTTGAACACGCTTCCTACTATGCGGAAATACTGTCCCTCTTGAAGAATAAAATCTCCTGTTATAACGTTGTCCTCTATCTTGAATGCTCCAAAGTATTTGTCGGTTTCAAAATAATTTCTCAACTCATGGCAAAGTTCAGATAACATAGTCTACTCCGAATCTACTGACAGTGTTCCTTTGATAATTCCTGCTGGCATTTCAGCGAAGAACGTAACGCCACTTACCGCTACTGTCTCGTTCTGCAGTCTTGTATAATTGCTATCTTCGTGGATTCCTACAAAACCTGTTTCTGGGTCTGTGGTGAACTCAAATGCGTCGCCAAGTCCGTTTGACTCATTAACATTGATGTAGTATGCCACGATGTTCTGCGCCGCAGTTGCGTATACCTCTCCTTGTGTAATCTGCGGAGTCATGATAACTGTTCCCAGACCGAGGAAGTTCTCAACATATGAGAATCCGAACGCTGTCTGTACTGTAATCTGTGCTGTTGACAGATAGTCTGCTACATCAAGCGGATTGACGAAGTATACTGCCTGTATAGCGTCATCTTCGAACTTGACCTGTAACTGTCCCCACTCTTTGGCGAGTACTTCCTGCAGTGTGCTTCCGCTTACCTTTGTGGCGTCATCGTCATCGAGAGAAGCAACAAGTCCTGCTCTTACTGACTTTTGAATGTCAAGTATCATTCTCTTGTCAGTCTCGTTTACGGCTTGGTCAAATCCACCTTTGATTATTGCTTCTGCTGTGGTCGCTTTTCTGTATTTGTTGAGCGTTATTTCACCGACTGCAGTCCATGTTGTCTGATACTGGGAAAGCGGTATGATTTCTCCCTCGCCTACTGTGGAACTATCAAGTGTTCCTGTTACGGTAAGTTTCTTGAGTACCGCTCCTGCTGTAACTGGGATTTTCCTTGTCACGCCGAGCATGGTTATAAGCGAATTGATGTTTTCGCCAAACAGGGTAGCAAAATCAAGTTCCCTTACTCTTGCAATCTTTGACTTATCAATAACATTGGTTTCTTTGGCTGTGGTTACATTACTTGCCATTTTTCTCTCCTATTCCAGACCAAATAAAGAGCCGTTTTCAATCATTGCTTTCTGTCTCTCTACTGGGTCTTTTATGTTTCTGATTTCTTCTTTTGTCATAGTCACGCCGCCTGTTGTCTTTGGCGGTGTTGCCGTTCCTGCACCTTCCTTTGTCGATGTTACAAGAAAATCAGCCCACTCTGTTTTGATGTTTTCTTTGATGCTTTCGGCGTCTTTTATATTGTCGCCGTCCATTTCGACATCATCAAGGTTTGTCACCTTCATAATAGAATCAATCCTTCTTTCGGAAACTCCTGCTTCTTTGATGAGGTTTCTATACGCCGTGCTTTTTTTTGCCTTTGCTTTTTCGTTTTCGACTTCCGCCTTAAACGCCTCATACTCTTTTTGCAGTGTCTCGTACTGTTCTTTGTACGGGTCTTCCTTGTTTTGGTTTGCTTCCAGTTCCTCCACTTTCTTTTGGAGCGTCGGTAACTTGTCTGCGTCTTCCTTGTACTGGTCTCTCTGTTCTTTGAGAGCGTTTACTGTCTCGGTATGGGCTGTGATGATTTCTTCTACCTTGTCATCTTCAAGACCCATAGCGGTCAGCAGTTTTCGTGAAAGTGCCATATTAATCTCCTTTTCTTCGTAGGTGTTTCTTTACCATTCGATTCCACGGCAAGTATATCACCGCTTTAACTCGTTTTCAATAATTTCTTTGTATTCGTCTGCATGTTCTGTTATAGCAGGGCCAAGATACGGTCTTGCGTCCATCTTGCTTGTTCCCATTTCTATATACGGAGCATACTCAACATTCGTACCGATATATACTGTGTTTTTGTCGTTTGCATGGGTAACAGAGTTTCTCAATCTTCCCGTATCTACTGCTCCTTTATCTGTTAGATTTTTTTTGGCGTATCCTTCGGCTTTTATTCCTATAGTTTTCATTGCTTTGTCGATTTCCTCAAACATTGCGTTTTTTATCAATTCCGAGTTGTCCAACGCCAAATTAAAGTGCATATCCATCCATCATTTCCTCCCAATCATCAAAACTCATTCCAGTTACTGACTGACCCGTTTCTGTGTTTGAACTTTCTGTATCTACCTCTGCTATCATAGTACACCTGCAATTATAAACTTCTTCTGGTGCTCCGTCCATGTCTGCTGGGTACATCAGCCCATTCGAAAACTCCTCTTTAATGGGGACTGTTTCACCGTCCATTTCAGCATGGCTTCGTCTTGTTCGTGAGTCATAGGTAGCCATCCACGTTTTCTGCAATGATATTCCGATGTCTTCAGCCTGCAAAAAACAATCCATGCGTCCAGCGTTTTCGGCACTTGTCGTCATCGTTCTTGCGTTACGTATAGCCGCATTTCTATTTTTGCGTTCAAGTTCTCTCGCTACCTGTTTAGCGGTTTTCTTGTTTTTGTTTTTTATTTCCTCGATAAAATATGACTCGCCAAGTTCCTTTCTGGTACGCTGTGCTATCTTTGGTATGCTTTCGCCTTGCAGTATGCCTTGCAACATTACAGACTGTATTTGTCTCCGCTCCCATAACTTTGCCCTGCCTGCTACTACATTCGCAAGTACTCTCTTTGACGGGTTTGGTAATAGTTGCGGATTCTTTAATAATAATCTTTCTACCGTGTGTTTATCATACATCGCCCAAGCAATAACATGCGCTCCAAGTGCTTTGTCAATAATATACTGGGCATAATTTCTATTTATGCCGTAAACCTTTATAGCACACTCATATATTATGCCTGCAGAAGCAATACTTGCGGCAACTGATATCTGGGATATTTCTTCTGATAACAATTTCCATTTATTGCCTGTTATAATTTGCCCGACTTTCCAATCATTGTACTGCTTTTTTGTTATAAGGCCTTGTGCTAACTGCTTTTGTTTCTCTATGTCTTTTCGTACAAAAGCGTCAAGGTGCTCCTTTACCTTTTTTTCTATATCTTTGCCCGCCTTGGCGTATTCTGCACTTATGCGTTTTTCCAACTCTTTTAGTGCTTTTTCTGACCGTTGTCTGCCAATATCCATCATTCTTCAATAAACCTGCCAGCACCTTGCTTTATTATTTCATTCAATACCGTTTCCGCTTGGTCTGCGTCTCCCATTAACGCCAGTATCTTGCGTGTAGTATAATCGTCTCCAAGGTATGGAGCCGCTTGTATCACAGTCTGCACTTCTTCCTGTGTATTAACGATTTTTGACCTTGTAAATGTAGGTTTATCGTCTATACCTGCAACATTCATAATGCCCTGTAAGAACTTTATTACTTGGTATTCAAAATCATCTGTCTTGCTGTTCAATGGCTCATACGCCGCTCTTATCTGTGTCGCTGTGGTTGCCCCACTTGCTATTGTCTCAGTATTGAGTGCCATAGCGTCTTTATATAGGTCTTTTTCCAGTCTGTCTAATATGGCTTCCCTGCTGGCATATGGTATGTCTATAGTATGACTTTCTGCCGTCGCTCCGTCATCTTCTATCGTGGTAGCATGTACTGTCCGCATTCTTTCAATGAAGTTTGCAAGGTCTACTTCGTCCATTCCTCCAGCATTATTGATAGTCCAGTATACCATCGAGGCTTCGTCTACAGTGTTACAGAAACCGCTTTTTATAAGGTCGTATGCGTCGATATTCTCACGCATTCCAACTAACTCTGACTGGTGCAAATCGTTGCCCCATAAAGGTACTATCGGGAATGACGGATAGTTCTCACCGCTGTATATCTCCTGCCCATCTGCTTCGGTGCTTATGATATCCAGCACATACGGACGTTTTTCATATAAAACTTGTCCCTGTTCATCTTTACGCCATATGTACTCGGTGTATCCGTCAATCTCATATAGTGTGGCTCTTAATGGCTTGTTCGTGTCTACCTGCCAAAACCTTACTCCTGCTTTTACCGAGCCATCGTCTTCATCGAACAGCGGAGCAAACTCCGTAACAGGAAACACATCTAACTTGTCCAGATTCCAGAAACCAAAAGATACGCCTCCACTCAAGGCATACTTTCCTGCCTGTTGTACCTGCGTATCAAAATTGTTTCCAAGTTTTTCTTCCGTTGCGTTATCTGCCCAATTAATTCCGTTGCCCAGCAGGAACTGGTTTTCTTGCGTAATAAATCGATTGAAAAAATTAGATGTCAACTTATAATCCGCACTGAAGTTGTCTGGCACGGCTTGTCCGCTTACTGTGTATAGTAACTTCCTATACTGTGTAATTGTAACGTTTCTTTGTGCTCTGTATTCGTCCGCTATAACTGCTGTCTTGTATAACCTTGTGTTTTTATGACTCCCAACTACTCGTTTTGTGAAGTCCATTCTTTCTGATTCAAGGTCTGGTATCTTAAGCAAATCTTGATACGTATAAATCGTGCTCACCTCCGATTATATCTTCTTCTGTTCTTTTTTTCTTCATTACTGGTTGAACTCCATACCTTATCGAATCAATGTGGTGGTTATACATGTCAATAGGTTCGTTTATGTACTCGCCTGTCTTCTTGTCTTTTTTCCAAGTATAGTTGTCAAATTCCTCTTTGGTTTTCGTACACCTCTCGTCGATGATTATATCACAGCGTTGCAACTGGTCAAGCCCGTTCTTTACGCTGTCTGCTCCCTTTACTGCTGGCATTATTCTTTTTATCCCCATGCGTTTTAACTCTGCTATAGACTTTGGCTCCGCACTATCCGCAACTATCCTTTCTTTGCTCAACCCCAAGTCGGTAATGACTTCTGCTAACTTGTCATTGGTCAGGCCTGTTCTTGCGTATTCTCCCGTGATATATAACTCTCTTTTCTTTGGTCTGTACCAACCCCATGTAATAGCGGACGGGTCATTGGTATAGCCAAAGTCCAACCCTACCCAGAACAACGCATTTTTTACCCCGTCTTCATTGGTGAATTCATCTTCGTTAATAAGCCTTGTCTTGTATGTAGGGAACACCAATTTGTCAAGTGTAGCAAACTCGCCTTTAGCATAAATATTATAATACGCAACGTTCCTATGTTGCATGTCTTCCAGCGTTTGAATATATTCCTCTGGCAGATATGGGTTATCCTTGTATGTAGTTTGTTGAATTATAGCGTCCGCAGGTTTCTGCTCAAAGAAGTATTTGTATACCCAGTTTGCTTTGCTTACGGGGTTGAACATCAAATGTATTTGATTGTTCGGCTTTGGACTTCTTAACCTTAAATTAAGTTGCGTAAAGTCGTCCAATGTAATCTCTGTCGCTTCTTCAATAACTATGTCTGTGATACCCTGTATAGATTTTATTTTTTCTGCGTCGTCCAGCCCCGTAAAAAGAAACTCGCTCCCGTTTATTAATTTGAAAGTTAAATCAGACTTGTTACTTTCCAATAGTACCTGTGGCATTTTGGTTGTTAATAACTCAAGGAACAACGCCCATATAGACTGCTTTATTGTTCGTCCAACCTTACGAACGACTAAAACCTTGCGTTGTGATTGCAAGGCTTTAAGTATCATCTTTTGGCACACGAAATATGACTTGCCACTTCCTGCTCCGCCGTAGAAGACGTTTACCCTGTGGCTGTAGTCCAATATGTGTTCTCTATATACAGGTAACACCCATTTGTTGACATTATCAATCTGTATCATTTTCGTCTCCAAGATTGATAACTATATCAGTCTGCAACTGCTCTATCTTTTCTACTGGCTTCTGCCCTACTGTATCACGTAAAGTCTCAAAGGCTTTTACATTACCTTTCATTGCCTGTTCAAATAATTTACTTGCTACTGCTGTTGTTCCTGTGATTTCGTTCCCGTTCTTATCTACATAAGTTTTCTCAAGCAACATTTCAAGGGCGATACGTAAATCACGCTTCGCCCTTCTTGCTTCCGCTGACCTCTTCCCGCCTTTCGAGGCTTCTTCGGGGGTAAACTTGTGCTTTTCGTCACCTTTTAATAAATTCTGTTCATTTGCCATTGTCTTTTCTCTTTCTTGTAAGCAGATAGAATATAGGAGTATCAAGTAATGCAAGAACAAACTTCACACAATACTGTCCAATCATAATACCAACTAAATCCGTTCCGCTCATTCTAAGCCCAACTCCAAAGCCTATTCCTATGAATATTACTGTGTCTATGACTTGGCTTGTCATAGTGCTTGCATTATTCCAAATCCACCTGTGTCTGTTGTACGTTTGTTCACCAAATTTTTCTTTCGCCCAGTTTTTAATCTTGTGAAAAATTTACACGTCCCATGATTGTGAACATATATATGCAAGTAAACTGCCAACTGTAAACCAACCAAGGCTGTTAAACGCTGTGTATGTATCGCTCCCTTGAAACCACGGCTTGAATATTATCGGGGTCAGATATATTAATGCTGTGCAAAGTATTTGTGCTATAAACCCTGTAATTACAGCAAAATTGGCTTCTTTTTTACCCCACACTTGCCCAATAACGTCTGTTGCTAAAAACGTTAACGCATATGCAAGCACAGCGGCGGGTGCCAACAACTGTATTTTCCCTATAAAGATGTTGGTCAGTATCATCCCATTACTGCTAATAATGTTTGATGTTAGCAATGCTGTTGCAAATAAAGTTGTTAAAATAATCAAATTTTTTTCGGTTTTTTTCATTTGAGGTTTCCTCTCTTTCTTTTTTATAAATTAGTTTCAGCATATTTCTGGAACTTTATCCATTCTGT